GACTCACAATCGAATTCACGCTGGACATACTGGCGTAGCATTCAAAGATATACATCAATACCTTGATGGATTAGAGCCCTTAGCGGCTGCTGCAATCGCCTGTAAGGTCACCTTTGATAAGGTCTTTAGCTTTAAGGAAGGCAGCAACTATGCAACCAATGTATGCGATTCTATAGGGCATGCAATAGAGGATGAGTGTCAGATGAGACACTATGAGACTCATGCACCTGCCTTACTCACTACATTAAAGAATAACTATTGGCATAAATCAATAGGCACCAATCAAAAGATTGTTGTTATTAAGACTTTAATGAATAGATATCATGTAGAACATTGGAAGCCATGGGGTAGATCTATTAGAGTTAAGCTTGGTGGTTGGTTATTAGACTGTATCATGGAATCAAGTGGTTGGTTCTCCCATACTAAACTAAGGGAAGGACGCAAGACCATTACCTATGTACTACCAACACCAGAGTTCTTAGACATCAAGGATGAGGTAATAGATAATGCTGAATTATTCTCTCCATTAGCATGGCCAATGCTGGTTAAACCTAATGATTGGGAGAATGGTAAGAAGGGAGGTTACATGCTTAATGAGGTCATGGAAGGACATGATCTTGTAAGGCGTGGAGACCGCCACCGTATACAGGGAGAAATACCACTCGCCTTCTTGAACAAGATTCAGAAGGTTGGATATAGATTAAATCCCTTTATAGTAGAGACTGCAAAGTTCTTACAAGAGAAAGGAGTGGCAGTGGGGAAGTTTCTCCCTATTATTCATTACGATTTACCACCTAAACCACCAGACATAGCAGAGAATGCAGAAGCTCGGAAGAGTTATCGCAGGCGTGCTGCTGAGGTAATGAATAAACAAGCACAGGAAACAAGGAGGTCATGCCGTACACGTATGACAATGAAGGCTGTTGATAGGTTTAAAGATAGAGAAGAATTCTTTATACCGTGGTCTTTTGATTATCGTGGTAGAGCATACCCTATTCCTGCATTCCTCACACCTCAAGACACTGACTTTGGAAAGGCACTGATTAGATTTTCTAATGAGTCAGAAGTTACACACGATTCTCATAAATGGTTAGCTTTTCAAGTTGCCACAACTGCTGGACGAGATAAAGATACTTGGGATGAAAGACAACAATGGGTTCAAGATAACCTTGAGCTTATAACTAATGTAGCTAAAGATCCTATTACATATCGACCAGACTGGGAGAATGTAGAGGAACCTTGGCAATTCTTGGCAGCTTGCCATGAGTATTATCACTGTGTTGTCTTACAAGATCGTCTCACCACTGGACTCATGGTAGCAACAGACGCTACATGTAGTGGCCTCCAAATACTCGCAGGATTGGCACGTGACAAGAGCACAGCTAAGCTTGTCAATGTACTACCTAGTAAACGTCCACAAGATGCATACAAGGTTGTAGCTGAGAAAGCTAAGCCTAATATACCTAAAGTATTACATCCTGTATGGAGTAGGAAGGAAGTCAAAAGGACCGTCATGACTATACCTTACAATGCTAAACCCTTTAGTAATAGGTCATACATTAGAGATGCATTACTAGAGAAAGGTGTAGAGATAGATAAGGAAGATCTCACAATCGTTGTGCAGGCGGTCAGATCTGCAATGAATGATGTAGTCCCTGGTCCAATGGCAGTGATGAGATGGATAGAGACTGAAGTAGCTAAAGCTATTAAACGTGGTGCAACACATCTTGAATGGGAAACACCATCAGGCTTTGTTGTAGTACAACGCTTAATGAAGAAGAAGGTAGAGACTATAGACCTTAAGTTATTAGGTCGGTGTCGCCTTAACGTAGCTACTCAGGATGGAGATCAAGTGGACAGGAACAGACACAAAGCTGCTACAGCTCCCAATCTTATCCATTCATTAGATGCTAGTCTATTACATCTTAGTGTTCAACGCTTTGATGCACCTATAGCTTTGATACATGACAGTGTGTTAACTAGAGCTACAGATATGTCATTACTTGCTATAATAGTAAGAGAAACGTACATGCATTTATTTGCAGAACGTGACTACCTAACTGAATTCGCTCAACAAATAGGAGCGGATACTGAACCACCGATTATTGATGACCTTAAACCGGAATCAGTAATTGACTCAACTTATTTCTTTTGTTAAATGTACCCATCATTATTTGATAGTTTCTTCAACCCGCCAACTATAGTTGTTGTCTCTGAAGAGAGATTACGAACTGCAGAAAGAGAGCAGAAGCAAAGACAACTTACTGCTGTTGATGAAAGACTCAAGCAACTCAGAGAGTATCGTCAAGAACTTGCTAAAGATATTGATAAACTTAACCAGCCTCAGTCACTAGAGGAGGCGCTCACTGGTGAGTAGAACTATCCACAAAACTGACAAACCTGTTACCCTTGAAGGCTTTCAAGCTATACTAGCTCCTAGTAAGTTTGGCTATTCATTGGCTGCTATTGTTGATAGTAATACTATTGACAAACTTGAAACAGAAAGGGCTGATGTTCTTAAATGGGCAGAGTCAAAATTGAAAAACCCAAAAAGATCCACGTTAAAACCCGAGCCGTGGGAAGAAGTCTCAGAGGGTAAATATAAAATAAAGTTCTCATGGAATGAGGACAATCGTCCGCCTGTTGTTGACACTGAAGGCACACAATTAACAGATGTTAAATTACCGCTATATGCTGGATCTACGGTTAAGCTTGGCTTCTATCAAAAGCCTTATATCCTCAGAGATGGAGTTACCTATGGTAGTTCTCTTAAGCTGGTTGGTGTACAAGTGGTCTCATTAAAAGGTGAGGCAGGTGTTGATACAGGTGATTTAGATGCTGATGCAGTAGCAGAACTCTTTGGTACTACAGCAGGATTCAAAACATCTGACCCTAATGTAACACCTACCACCAATGACGAAGAAGAAGAAGACTTCTGAAGAAGCTTCACTTGAATGGGCTCAACGAGCTTTCAACAAGTTGAAGAATAAGAAAGAACCTAAATTCAGATCTAATCTTGAAAAGAATATCGCAGATTTACTTACTGGTTTGGGAGTATCTTACGAGTATGAGTCAGAGAAACTTAATTATACAATTGAGCATAATTACACTCCTGATTTTGTACTGCCAAACTACATATACCTCGAAGCAAAAGGATACTGGGATCCAGCAGACAGAAGAAAAATCCTTGCTGTTAAAAAATGCAACCCAGATGTAGATATAAGGATGGTATTCCAATCACCTTATAATACTATAAGCAAGAAAAGTAAAACAACTTATGCTCAATGGTGTGAACGTCACAACATACCGTGGAGTTCATACCAAGATATACCTATTGAATGGTTGGTCTAATGACCGAATCAGAATTTGTGAGGCACATGCCTTGCAACAATTGTGGATCGTCTGATGCAAACTCATTGTATACAGACGGTCACACTTACTGTTTCGTCTGTCATAATAGAACAGGCGACAATGATGTTATTCACAATCGAAACGTGACAAACAATGTCCACCTTAAAGGATCAGCTGAAAGGCTCAACAAACGCAACATATCTGAAAAAACTTGCCAATTCTTCAGGATTTTCAGAGACGGAGCTACTCTACGCTTTCCATATTACACAAGCGATGGAGTACTTAAAGGCACCAAAATAAAGAATAAACGTAAGGAATTTACTTATGAAGGAGTTTCCACTGATACCCTATTCGCTCAGCATTTGTTTCCTAGTACTGGTAAACGTATTGTTGTTACTGAGGGTGAACTAGATGCTGCATCTTGTTACGAGGCTATGGCAGGGTGGCCTATGGTATCCCTACCTCATGGAGCTGCATCTGCGAAGAAAGATATCCAAAAACAGATTCCATTATTTCAAGGATATGATGAAACAATTCTATTCTTCGATGGAGACGACGCGGGTAGGAAGGCATCTGAAGAAGCGGCGTCAGTCCTTCCACCAGGAAAAGTTAAGATCGCTAGACTTGAAGGATACAAAGACGCATCAGAAGCTTTACAAGCGAATGATACGGAAGCTATCCGTAAAGCTATCTGGGATGCTAAACCGTACAGACCCGATGGCATAGTAGATGGTAAAACACTACTATCAACAGTTACTACACCACAAGCACCATTTGACCATGAATACCCATTCGCAGGACTCAACAAGAAGTTACACGGGATCCGGTATGGCGAGCTTGTCACCTTTACTGCTGGCTCTGGCTCAGGAAAAACCTCAATCATGCGCCACATTGCAACTGACTTGCTCTGCAAAGGGGAATCAGTTGGGATCTTGGAACTTGAAGCAAGTAATAGAAGAACCGCACTTGGATTGATGTCCACAGCTGTAGGTCAAAACTTACATATTGGAGAACACAATGAACGAGAACTCAAATCTGCTTTTGAATCCAGTATTGCTAACTGGAATCTTTATTTGTTCGATGGTTTTGGTTCTTTTGATCCTGATGTCATTTACAATAGGATCGAATACCTTGCCAGTGGATTGGAGTGTCGTGTTATATTCCTAGATCACCTTAGTATATTATTAAGTGGTCTTGAGGGTGATGAACGTCGTATGATAGATACCACGATGACTAAGTTAAGGTCACTGGTTGAACGTACTGGTATCTCACTATTTCTTGTATCACATTTAAGGAGAAGTTCAAATGATCGGTCTTCGCACGAAGAGGGAGGTAGAGTTACACTGTCCTCACTTAGAGGATCTCACAGCATTGCTCAAATATCAGACACAGTTGTTGCCCTCGAAGTCGATCAGCAAGCCGATGCTGTACGAAAACTTACAACAGTTAGAGTCCTTAAAAATCGCTATTCAGGCGAAGTTGGCAAAGCCTGCGAACTAGCTTATGATTTAAATACTTGTCGTTTTACTGAACATGAAGCTGAATCCGAATTCAACCCGTCCACAGATTTTTAAACATTACGAACATCCATGGTATAAATTTTTAAATAAACCTAACCCACCTACGCAAGAAGCAATTGACAACGCTAAGTTCAAAGACAAAACGTACGAGTGGAATAGGGACAATAATATTCGACCTAGAAGCAAACGGTCTACTAAATAATGCTACCCACATCCACTGTATTGTACTTAATCATGTCGAAGAGAATAACACAGATAGTTACAACGATGAAAGCCCTGGGAAAGGCATGTCTAGCCCTGTGGTTAGAGCTGTCCAGTACCTTGAAATGGCTGATCTTATTATCGGTCACAATATCTTGGGTTATGATTTACCTCTTATTAAATCTATCTTTCCTTTCTTTAATCCCACTGGTATTGCTATTGACACTCTTCTTTTATCTAGGCTATATCATCCGAACTTACTCGACATAGATAAACAACACGCATGGAAACACATGCCACTACAATTATATGGACGCCACTCCCTTGAGTCCTATGGTTACAGACTTGGTGAATACAAAGGTAACTTTGCTACGACTACAGACTGGAAAGAATGGTCTCAAGAAATGGAGGACTATTGCGTCCAAGACGTTAATGTAACCAAAAAATTATGGAAGCATTTCCTACCATACCTGAATGGATCACGCTAGAACATCAGGTTGCACAAATACTCACTCAACAGGAGCAACATGGATGGTACTTTGATGAACAAGCTGCACGGAAACTTGAGTCTTCTCTCCGTAAAGAGTATGAATGCACTGCTCAAGTATTACGAAATAGGCATCCTTACGTCCGAGGATCAGAATTTACTCCTAAACGATCTAATGCAAGATCGGGATACGTTGAAGGAGCAACACTTACAAAATTAAAAGACTTTAATCCCACTTCACGGGATCATATATCGTGGATCTTACAGACACATTATGGCTGGACGCCTTCATCACTGACGAACTCAGGCAAGGCGGTTATAGACGAGACCGTTCTAAAAGAACTTGGGACGGATATTGCTCTTCAGTTTCTGACACTACTAACTCTGACGAAGCAGTTAGGGATGATATCCGAAGGCGTGAACGCATGGCAGAAGCTTGTTACGAAGTCTAGGATTCACCACCATTGTTCAGTAGCAACAGCTACATTTAGATGTGCCCATCGATCTCCGAATCTTGGGCAAGTTCCTAGTGATGAAAGATTTAGACGTTTATTCACTGCTAGCCCAAACAAGAGATTGGTTGGTGCTGATCTTAGCGGCATTGAGCTACGTATGCTTGCTCACTATCTCGGTAGATATGATGGAGGGAGATACGCTAGAGTGCTTGTCGAAGGGGACATACACCAAGAAAATGCTGATAAAATTGGAGTCACTCGTAAACAAGTAAAAACAATTTCGTATGCCTTTCTTTATGGGGCAGGCGATGAACGTATTGGCTATGCTTATGACAAACAACTTTCACAATCGAAAGCTAGGAAGAAGGGAAAAGAGATACGTAAAGCTTATGTTGATGCCATACCAGGTCTTAAGGAATTACTGGAGGGCGTACAAAAGGCTAGTGAGAGAGGTTTTGTTCGTGGACTCGACAATCGTCATATCCATGTTGACAAAGGACATAAGGCATTAAACTACCTATTGCAAGGGTCGGCTGCAATAATAGCTAAAAAATGGATGGTTACCACTCATGACCATATCAAAGAAATGGGTCTACGCTGCAACCAGCTCGCTTTTGTTCATGACGAGTTGCAGTACGAATCCACACCAGAACATGTTGATGATCTCAAATCTCTTCTTGTTCTCTCCGCAGCTGAGGCTGGCGAGTATTACAATATGCGAATACCCGTAGGTGCTGAAGCAAAGGATGGATTGACATGGGCCGACACACACTAATTTATGAAAATCCTATGTGATGCAGACTTCATCGTATATAAGTCGTGCGCTGCAGCAGAGACTGAAATTGACTTTGGCAATGACGTTATCCTTGTCACTAGTCATTTTAGTGATGCATACAACGCAACAAAGAGAGAGATTACCAAGCTTCAAAAGAGACTTGGTGCATTCGCTGATGTAATATTGTTCTTTTCAGACAGTCAGAATTTTAGAAAAAAAATTTTACCTGAATATAAAGGACATCGAAATCGTAAAAAGCCTTGTGGATATAAACGTGTCATCAATGCTTTAAGAAAAGAATATAAAGTAATTTTAAAACCAGAGTTAGAAGCAGACGACGCATTAGGTGTTTATGCTACAAAATATCCTGGGAATATAATAGCTTCACCTGATAAAGATATGAGGCAAATTCCAGGACAATTATATAACTTTGACGAAACAATCACAATCGATCCAGATGCTGGAGCAAAATGGCATTTGATTCAGACTATGGCTGGTGACCAAACTGATGGATACCCTGGAGTACCTGGTATTGGAGTTAAGAGAGCTGAAGCTATCTTCAAAGAGAAAGGATACTCTTGGAAAACAGTTGTAGAAACCTTTAATGATAAAGGGTACACCCAAGTAACAGCTCTAGCTAATGCTAGACTAGCAAGAATACTAACGGTAGATGATTATGACTTCACCAAAAAACAACCAAAGCTTTGGACCCCCTCCTCCGATTACAAAATTGACGATGGAACAGGATCTACAGATGAGGGTGTTAAAGGACAGACTAAATAGTGGTGAAGTGAAGAGAGAAGATATCATTACCGTATTTTTAGCCATGCAAAAACAAAATTTTGTTATGGGAAATTCAATTAAAAATCTTATTAAACAATGGCCAACGGTCCATCCTACTATCAACGAGGTTCCAGCGATGTTTGGGATTTTATTAGAGAGCAAGGATTAAACTTTCACCTCGGTAATGCTATCAAGTATATCTGCAGAGCAGGTTATAAAACAGATAGCAAGATACAAGACTTAGAAAAAGCTATTCACTACTTACAAAACGAACTCCACCATGAAAAAGACGTTTATTTCAGAGCAAGCCAAGGAATTCCGTACGAAATACAACCTCAAGAACTCGACAGATCGTACGAGGAGATCGTATCAGAAAGAGTTACTGATTGAGGAATTTAAAGAATTCTTAGAAGCTGAAGGGTTTTTATTCATGCATGGAAAGAATCACCAAGAACATGCTCTAAAAGAATTAGCTGATCTAGTATATGTAGCCTACCAATATGCTGAGAACATGGGATGGTTTTTAGATGAAGCTCTAGATCGTGTACACAAAAGTAATATGTCCAAACTTGACGATGATGGTAACCCAATATATCGTGACGATGGAAAGGTTCTAAAGGGACCAAACTATAAACCACCTAATCTATCAGATTTATTTTAATGGCAGAACTTATTTCCCGCACTGGTCGGGTCCAATCTTGGTTGGATAACCCAGAATCAAGACTTCCAGTGAGCTGCACTGTATTTGTCGTTGATGACTCCATGGAGGGTCCAGAAGGCATTGAGGCTAGCTGGAGATTTGTGTCACATGCTTTGAGGCATGGGGCAGGGTGTGCAGTGCACCTTTCTAAACTACGACCTAAAGGTCATGAAAATGGACGTGGCTTGACAGCTAGCGGTCCAGTTTCTTTCGCAAAAATTTATTCAGTATTAAATGAAACACTTCGCAGGGGTGGGCATTATAAGAACGGGGCTGTGGTTGCCCATCTTGATATTAACCATCCCGATATCCTTGAGTTCGTGCAGCTTCCCCGTTCCGAAGCTCCCTGGATTAAACGATGCGTCGATCTCGACACCGGACTTTGGAACTCCACAGACGCCCGAGTTAAAGACGCCATCCTTCACGGAATCAAGTCAGGAGATATCTGGCTCAACAAAATAAAATATAAAGATGGCCAAAGAATTTACGGAAACGTGTGTCTTGAAGTTTACCTGCCCTCACGAGGAACGTGCCTGCTCGAACATATTAATTTGTCAGCCTGTAAAACACGGGATCTCAAAGCGGCTTTCGCTCAAGGTATGTCCGAGTTGTGCGATCTCCATGGCCGAACAGGTGTTGGAGGGACTGGAGAGTACCTACCCTCGGACAAAGACAGGCAAGTCGGGCTCGGAATGCTTGGCTTATCCAACCTACTCAGACGATATGATGTAACATATAAGGAGTTTGGAGAAGCCTTGAATGCAGTAAACAATACCTTACCTTATGGTGACAATGCTAATGCATTAGAGATTGCCTATAATTTAAGGGAAGGTATAGAAGGCGCAGCGTATATAGCAAAAAATAATAATATGGTGAGAGCTTTTGCTATAGCTCCCACGGCTTCTTGTTCATACAAGAGTCAAGATCTGGATGGCTTCACAACTACACCAGAAATAGCACCTCCTATAGCTAGGAGTGTAGATAGAGATAGTGGTACCTTTGGTGTACAACACTATGATTACGGCGATGTAGAGATCGCTAGTGAAGTCGGATGGGATGCTTACAAGAGTGTCGCTGATGGCATCATGATAATGTTAGAGAAAACAGGACTTCTTCACGGCTATTCATTTAATAGCTGGAGTGATGTTGTTACATATGACAGAAACTTCGTGGAAGAGTGGTTACTATCACCCCAGACCTCCTTATACTACTCCCTGCAAGTAATGGGCGACGTACAGGATAAGAGCGATGCGTATGCAGCATTAGATAAAGCCGAAGTCGATGATTACTTACAGGATATACTCGGAAACGAGCCCGTAACCTGTGACTGTCAAGAATAATGAGACAACATCCTTATGATAAACTATTGGACCGCAAGAGAAAGTGGTCACCCGTAAAACCTACCGCTGGAAAGCTTAAAGAAGGTGCCGAAGAAACCATCCTCCGTGCGCTCTCAATACGTCATATGGAGCTCCCTGTTGGAAGCTTCATTAGTGAAGCACTGGAGAAGAATATTCCCTATAATGCCAAGAAACTCCTTGAATCGAATGTTGAAGATGAGGAAAGGCACGATCTCGCATTGGGATATATAGCAGATGTACATAATGTTAATGAGAAAGACGAGAAGGAGGGGAAGTTATTAAGAGATGCTTGGATTAACCATCCCGACCATACCATTCTTAAGGCGCTTGTCGCAGAACGAGCTATCTTCTTTGTTCTACTCCCTTTCTTTAGGTTTAATGGTGATGCTGCTCTACGTACAGTATCGGCAGATATCTCAAGAGACGAACAGATCCATGTCGGAAGTAATTCTCTTGTATGTGCAGAGTTGGGTCTTTCTGCTTCTCCTTCTTTGGATAAACTTAGGAAGGCCACCATTAACTGGGTTCTTCAACCCCTAGGTATA